AAAGACAACAGCCGGAAACGATGCTCTTGAAGAAGCTGCTACCGGCCTTCGCTCAGATTTTAGCGTTGGAGTAGATGTTGAAGATTGGGATAACAAGGATGGCGTTATGGCTATCAGTTCATCCAAGCTTATCGAGGTCAGCCTTGTCACAGACGGCGCAATTCCCGGCGCTGAGGTCGCAAAAGTAGCGGCAGTAGAAAACGAAGTTTCTGAGACATCTCAGGAAGAAACACAATCAACCACAGAAGGAGAACAAGTGTCAGACACTACCAATCCAGATGTTGCTCCTGCCGCTGAATCGGTAGAAGCTGCAAAGGTTGAAGTAAAGGCTGCAACAGCACCTTATATTTCAACTACTGTTCGTAACCCAATCGTTGATAAGGCTTCTTATCTCGAGCATTCAGTACGCGCTTCACTCGGCAACGACACATCAAAGATGTACGTTGCAGCGGCAGCAGATACAACAGACAATGCTGGTCTCGTACCAACACGTCAACTCACAGAAGTTATCAATGGCATCTCAAACGCAGATCGTCCGTTTATTGACTCAATCTCATCAGGCGCTTTGCCAGATGCAGGTATGACTTTCGAAATCCCAAAGATTACAGTTGCTCCAACAGTTGCAGTTGCATCTGAAGGCGGCGCACCATCTGAGACAGACCAAAATGCAGCGTTCGTTACTGTAAATGTCCAGAAGTTTATTGGCCGTCAGACATTTTCGCTCGAGCTATTAGATCGCAGCTCACCAGCGTTCTTTGCTGAACTCGTACGCCAAATGGAATACGCATACGCAAAGGCTACAGACGTAGCAGTTGGAACCGCGCTAATCAATGGCGGAACAGACTGCGGAAACCGCGCAGCAATAACAACAGGCGCTCTTGCAGCAGACTTCGTGTCAGATGCAGCAGTTTCTATCTACAAGGGAACCCTTGGCTTTGCAGAAAACATCGTAGTTTCTCCAGAACAATGGGGCGCATTAATGGGCTTGGTAGATTCTTCAAATCGTCCAATCTTCCAGCAAACAATCAACCCACAGAACGCAGGCGGAACACTTACAGCAACAGCAGTTCGCGGTAACCTCCTAGGTCTCAACCTTCGCGTTTCTCGTGCATTGACAGACGGCTCAGGCCTTGGCGATAACACCATGATCGTAATCAACCCACAGGCTTACACATGGTACGAATCACCACGTCTATCACTCCAGACAAACCTCATCTCAACAGGTCAGGTTGAAGTTGGATACTACGGCTACGGCGCAGTTGCTACAAAGCTTGGCGCAGGCGCTTACCGATTCATGGTTGCATAACCAAACACTAATCATGGGGGAGCTGCTGCTCCCGGTGGCTCCCCCAGTCGTTTAATAGAGAGGATGTAGAGATGCCAACAATAGTTACCGCAGCTGAGCTGAGGTCTGTCCTTGGTGTCTCTACAGCCCTTTATAACGACGCATACTTAAATGATGTAATTGATACAGCAGAAACAGTAATCTTGCCTATGCTGGTTAAATACTCAAGCCCTATCGATGTAGTTTCACTTCAAGATAACATCGCAACATATTACGTCTTAGGCGATAACAACTTTTCAACGGGTCAGAGCGTAGTCGTTACAGGCGTAGGCTCCCCATTTAATGGCACTTTTACAATCCTAGAATCTAGCAACTTAGATTACGATTCATTCGTTCTGCGATCTAACTCACGCATATTCCTAGATGGTTCATACAGAGAATTTAACGGCTTCTTTACAGTAGCCCTAACTAACGCCGACATTACAGAGCGCAAAGTAATCCCATCAGGCTTGGCGACGCTATCTGGCGCTTCTACTTATGTAGGCAACAGCGCAGTGGAATCAGCAGTCTTAGCCGTATCAGTAGAAGTATTCCAATCTCGCATCGCACCCGGGGGACAGATCGAGGGAATCGACTTCACCCAAGTAAGCCCTTACCGCTTAGGCCGTAGCCTCTTTAATCGAGTGTCAGGACTTCTCGGAGCGTTTATCGACACCGATTCAATGGTGCAGTAATGCCAGCTTCTACAATCCTCGATACAGTTCGCCAGCCACTAGCTACAGCCTTTGCAGGCGTGGCAGGCAATGTCTATGCCTACGTTCCGGAGGCTCCTATGGTGCCATTCGTGGTGACAGTCCCAGATTCGCCATATCTCGAAATGGAAACCATTAACGGATCAACGCTTCACATTAAAGTCAATCTTGTCATCTCAGTAGCGGTTGCCTATAACAGCAACCCTGCATCGCTCGACAATCTCGAGCAGCTCGTCATAAGTGTTCTGAAGGTAATCCCAGTTGGGTACATCGTCGGAGCGGTTGAAAAACCAACAGTAACTCAAGTTGGCCCTTCCAATGTTTTGGTGGCTGATATCAGAGTTTCTACCTACTATACACAAACAAACTAAAGGAAAATAATATGGCAACTGTAGTAATCACAGGTCGCGATATTTCTCTATCTTTCACAGGTGGAACAGATATCGAGGCACAGGCAACCAACGCAGTATTGACAAAGGTTCTAGATCGTCAGACCTATCAGACACTCGATGGCGAAGCTTACAAGACCACAAACGTCACAGCGACATTCCAACTCGATATGCTTGCAGACTGGGGCAAGGCCAACTCAGTATGTGAAGCACTCTGGACAGCTTGCGACAGCGCACCAGACACAGACATCACCATCAGCCTTACAGCTGCTACAGGTGCAGTCTTCTCATTCCCTATCAAACCTTCTTACCCAACAGTCGGCGGGTCAGGCATGGATGCACAGACAGTCTCATATACTTTCCTCGTGTCAAACGGCGCGGTTACAGAGACCTTCAGCTAAAAACTAGAAACGGGAGCAAACAATGCAACAGCAAATAACAATTAAATATACAGATGGATCCGAAACCACTTACATGGTTCGTCCTCCAGATTACGCCCGCTGGGAAATGACAACTAAAAAGGTTATCTCCCAGTTCGGCGGAATGTGGGACATTCTTTATGTCGCTCACAGCGCCATGAAGCGTGATGCCGGCGGAAAACCAACCAAGACACTTGAGGTCTGGATGGAATCAGTCGCAGACGTCGAAGTAGGTGAAGGCGACCCAAAAGTCACCCAAGAGGAAGCGTAAGCCGACTCTTGGTGGAACTGGCAATAGCCACACAAATCCCTATGGATCAATGGCAAACTGCCGAAGACATTCTTACAGCTGTAGAGATATTGGAGCAGAGAAATGGCAAGTGAACTCGTAGCACTTGACCAGACAGAACTGCGCCAGGTATTTAAGGCGCTAAAGAATATGGGTGAAGAAGCCAACGATGAGGCCAAGCGTCAATCAGGCGCTTTGGCTGAATTCGCTAGAGCTGAAGTTATTCAAACTGCTAGCAGAGGTAATAACACCAAAGTTTCAGGGCGAATTGCTCAGGGTTCTAGGGTTAAGAAGTCCAGCCGCATTGGTGAGATTACTTATGGCTTTGCTTCTCAGAAGTTCTCGGGTGGGGCAACCACTAGAGATATCTGGGGCGGTACGGAATTCGGTTCTAATAAGTTTAAGCAGTTCCCTGTATGGTCAGGCCGTGAAGGCCGAGGCTCTAAGGGTTGGTTTATTTATCCAACTCTGCGAAAGATTCAACCGCAGATTGTGGCAAGATGGACTGAATCATTCGATAAGATTCTGAAGGAGTGGGGCTAATGGCTACAGGTACTAGAGCGTTAACGCTTAAACTCCTTGCCGACGTCGATAACTTCACTAAGAACCTCGACAGAGCCGATAAAGATGTTGCCACCTTTGGCGATAAGGTTTCAGATTTCGGTAAGAAGGCCGGGCTAGCCTTTGCAGCCGCAGGAGCCGCAGCCGTAGCTTATGCCGGCAAGTTAGCCATCGATGGCGTTAAATCAGCCATAGAAGACGCCGCAGCGCAGACTAAGTTAGCCCTTACCCTTAAGAACGTTACAGGCGCCACAGAAGCCCAGATATCTGCCACAGAAGATTACATAACCAAGACCTCACTAGCTGTAGGCATTACCGATGACGAATTGCGTCCATCACTAGAACGTCTATCCAGAGCCACCGGCGATTTGAACAAGGCACAGAAGCTACAAGCAGTAGCCATCGATGTGGCAGCAGGATCAGGTAAGTCTCTTGAGACTGTAACTAACGCCATGGCTAAGGCAGCAGAAGGCCAGACAGCATCTCTCGCTAAGTTGGGTATTGGACTAACAGCCGCTCAGCTTAAGACCATGGACATGGATGCCATAACAGCCAAACTAGCTGATACTTTCGAGAATCAGGCTGCGGCTAAGGCAGACACATTCCAAGGCAAGTTAACTAGATTGCAAATAGCCTTTGATGAAGGCAAGGAAACAGTAGGCGCCTTTATCCTTACTGCAATTACACCGCTAGTTGAACTGATTGTAAATCGAGTCGTTCCTGCCATTGAAGCATTTACTAGCAACATAGGCGATAAGTTAAGCCCAGTTCTAAAAGTTATTCAGCCAATCTTAGATGGCTTACGCAGCGCATTTAACTCAGTAAAAAATTCATTGGTTGCGAATAATGATGAACTACAGCCTTTCTATAACCTCATGCGCAATATCGGTAACTTTGCAAAAAACACTTTGGCTCCCGTTTTAGGTGAAATCCTTGGTGGGGCATTTACAGTTCTAGGCAAGATTGTCGCTGGGCTTATTGGTACCTTCGCCTCATTCGTTGATAAAATTAGCAAGATTTACAACACCATCAAAGGCATCATCGATGCCATCAAGAGCGCAGGCAGCGCGGTAGGCAACTTCTTCAGCGGAGCCTCATCATCCGGCGGAGCCTCGTTCTCAAACGCTTCATTCGCCACTTCATCCAGCAGTTCAGTCCCAGCTCTTTCAGCTGAAATTATGGATTCAGATGCTCGTCTAAGAGCCTTCAGCCAAGGCAGAACTACTAGCATTACAGTCAATGGGGCTATTGATCCAGAATCTACTGCTCGCCAGATAGTCGGACTTCTTAACGATTCATCAGCTCGAGGAACTCTAGGCGGCGCTGGAATCTACGCATGACCGCATATACACCCACCTACAAGGTTCTAGTAA